ATTTACTACGATGAGAACTTGGGCCGTGCGATAAGTAAGTTTGTACCTGCTGAAAATCTTGTGGTTCCTTACGATACTTCTGATTTAGATACATGTCCTAACATTACGCAGGTTGTGCGTATGGATTTGAACGATCTACGCAAGAAGCAGGTTTCTGGTGTATATCTTGACATTGACGTTATTCCGTCTCAGGGCGAGATTACGGGTATTCGTGACGAGATTGACCGGATTGACGGTTATGAGCCTAGCCAGATTGATTACGACTGCACTTTGTTAGAGTGCCACGTTGATCTGGACTTAGATGGTTACGAGGATATTGGCGAAGACGGCGAGTCTACGGGTATTAAGGTTCCTTACATCGTAACTATTTCTCAGGATAACGGCCAGATACTGTCGATCCGCCGTAACTATGAGGAAGATGACGAGAAGAAAAAGAAGATCAGTTACTTTGTGCATTACAAGTTTTTGCCGGGGTTTGGTTTTTACGGGCTTGGTTTAATCCACACAATCGGTGGTTTGGCTCGTTCGGCAACATCTTCACTGCGTCAGTTGATTGATGCGGGTACATTATCTAATCTCCCAGCGGGATTCAAAGCCCGCGGACTGCGGATCAGGGATGACGACGATCCTTTACAGCCGGGTGAATTTAGGGATGTGGATGCTCCCGGGGGTGCTATTCGTGATAGTTTAATGCCTTTACCGTTCAAGGGACCGGATCAGACGTTATTTAATCTGTTGGGTTTTGTTGTAGATGCGGGTCAGCGTTTTGCCACGATTACGAACATGAAGGTTGGCGACGGCGATCAGAGTGCTGCGGTTGGCACTACTATTGCTATGTTGGAGCAAGGGTCCCGTGTAATGAGCGCGGTACACAAGCGTTTACATTATGCGATGCGTGTAGAGTTTAAGATACTTGCTCGTGTAATGTCGGAAAGTTTACCTCAAGAGTATCCTTATTCGGTTGCGGGCGATGATGCTACTGTCATGGCGTCAGACTTTGACGGTCGTGTAGATGTGGTTCCTGTTTCTAATCCGAATGTGTTTAGTCAGGCGCAGCGGATTGCTTTAGCTCAGACTAAGTTGCAGTTAGCGACACAGGCTCCAGAGATACATAACATGCACGAGGTTTACCGTGATATGTATGAAGCGCTGGGCGTGAACGATGTTGATAGATTAATGCAGTCTCTACCGGACAACGAGCCGCGGCCCACGGATCCTGCTCAAGAGAACATCAATGTGTTAGACCAGATGCGTTTACATGCGTTTACGGGTCAGGATCATCAGTCGCACATTATGGCTCACTTAGTATTTGGTTCTAGTCCTATGATGGGTCAGATGCCTGCTATTGCTGTATCGTTACAGAAGCATATTTTAGAGCATGTTAAGATACAGGCAGAGGAGCAGGCCATGGCTCAAATGGGTCAGGCGCAGGCTCAAGGTGGTGATCCGGCTCAGATGGAGATGCAGTATCAGGGCATGGTTGCGCAGTTAGTTGCGCAGGGTATGCAGCAGGCGAAAGAGCTTTCCGGACAAATATCTGGCGAAGGCCCGGATCCTTTGATACAGTTGAAGGAGAAGGAACTAGAGATCAAGGCTCAGTCAGAACAGGCGGATGCACAAGTAGATCAGGCGAAGTTACAGCTTGATTCTCAGAACCAGCAGATGCGTGGTCAGCAGTTCCAGCAGCGGCTTGCGAGCCAAGAGGGTCAGACGGACAAACGGATTGAGAGTGCAATGCAGCGCGAGTTGTTAAAACAGCAAAGAGGACAATAGAATGGCTAAAGTAAGAGTAAACGGGGCCCCTGCGGGTCCATCACCGAAGGCGGTTCCTTACGCTCAGATTGATAAGCAGGGACGTATTCCTTATGGCAAGACTGCGGAAGCTAAGATTCCTATGTCTTTAAAGCGCGGTACATCTCGCGGGATGGGTGCTGCAACAAAAGGCGGCGGCTACTGGGAGTGCTAAATAAATGGAGATGGCTTCGCTCTGGAATGTTGGTTTAACGGCTGGTTTTGGTTTCATCATATGGTGGGCCAAGAATCAGCATGACGAACTGGGGCGTGTTCGGATCCTTTTGAATAAGACTCGTGAAGAAATTGCAAAAGAGTATGTTACTAAACTAGATAGCTCGCAGGTTTTAAATCAAATTATGACAAAGTTTGACCGCATTGAGGAAAAAATTGACCGCCTGATGGAGCGTTAACATGATCGAGGTTTTGGCTCTAGCTGGCATGGTTACAAAAGTGGCTGGAAGCATAAGCTCTGCTATCAAAGCGGGGAAAGATATTAATGAGCTTATGCCTGCCTTTGGAAAACTTGCTGAGATTGAATCCGAGATAAACCTAGCAGAAAGTGGAAAACATAAAGGTCCACTCAGCCGACTTAGCTCTTCAGAGCAAGAGGGTTTTGCCATCGCATCTGCACGTATGGCGCATAAGAAAGCCTTAGAGGAACTACGGTCGTTGTGCAGAAGCGGCCCCACTGCGGAACCGGGATTATGGGATATGGTTGTTCACGAAACAGCACAGGCAAGAAAAAGACACAAACTTGCGTTGGAAGAACAAGCTGACAAACGCGACAAGATCTTCTGGATTATTTCTATAGTTTCTATTGGTCTTTTAATCGCGGCGGGTACAGGCGGTCTGATTTGGGGCGCGGCATTGTGGGCAGGGAGTAATAGGTAATGGATGAATTTACACGGGCGGATGTAAATAACAGCGGGGCCATCGAAAGAAATGAATGGGCTTTGCTTGAGTTAGATGACAGGCGAAAGCGTATAGATGACGAAGACCTGAAGCGGAACGCTGAACGGCGCTATACAGGGTTCGCACTAGCAGGAATGTTGATTTACCCGTTTATTATCCTGTTGGCGTCTGTGCTGGGATTTGACAAAGCGGCTTCTCTTATAACAGATATAGCTAGTGTATACGTCATTGCGGCCAGCGGAGTTGTTGCTGCTTTTATGGGCTTCAACGCCTACTCTGCAAAAGCAGACAACAAAAAAGCTTCTGTTTCTTACGACGAAAGGGCGATGGAAAAATGAGTTTATTATCTAGCTTAATAGGACCAGTTACAGGGATCTTAGATAAAGTAATTCCTGACTCTGACATGAAAGCCAAGCTGGCACATGAGATTGCAACGATGTCTGACAACCATGCCCAGCAGGCCTTGCTTGCTCAGTTGGAGATTAACAAGGCAGAAGCGGCGTCGGGCAGCTTGTTCAAGGGCGGCTGGCGTCCCTTTGTTGGATGGATTTGTGGGTTTTCTTTACTGTACCACTTTATCCTCTGCCCCCTGATTATATTTGTAGTGACACTTTCTGGTGCAGAGATCCCGCCTCTGCCTGAGTTTGACATGGGTTCTCTTATGACCGTGCTACTTGGGATGCTTGGTATTGGTGGTTTAAGAACTTATGAAAAGAAGTCTGGGTTAACTAAGTAAGGAGTTTATAAAATGAAATGGTTATTGTTCTCTTACTGGTGGATGTTGTTGACGGGAAAGAAGTCCCCGTCCAAACGCGGACGACCCAAAGGTTCTAAAAACAAACCTAAAAAACGAACCTATAAAACAAAGCCTAAGTAATGTGGGTGTTGGTCTGGATGCAGTTCGTTGTGGGGACGCCTTTGCAATACTTTCAATTAAACAGCTTTGAGAGTAGAACTGTATGTGAACTGTATAAGGAGCAGGCGAAGGTTATGGTAACAAGTAACAATATGGCCGTTGCTTGTTTAATTGTAAGGATAGAAAAATGAATAACATACCAACAGTTTATGCTGTGAAAAAAACCGTTAACTGCGCTTTGAACGGACCAACTGATCTTTTAACTTTTGATTGCCCTAAGTGTGGAAAAACACACACTCATGGTTATGGAGAAGGACATCGTGTTTCTCATTGCGCAGATCAAGATCTTTGGAAACATGGTTACTATTTAAAGGAAAAAAGAGATGACTTTTAAACTAAGTTCACGAAGCGAAGCAAAGCTGGAGGGTTTAGACCCACGTCTTATCGCGGTTGTTAAATCAGCCATTCACAAAACAAAAATAGATTTTGGTGTGATCTGCGGCATGAGAACGCTAGAAGAGCAGACCAAGCTTGTCGCGGCTGGTGCTTCTCAAACTATGAAAAGTAAACACTTGCAGGGCTATGCCGTAGACCTAATGGCGTATATTGGCTCCCGGGGCTCTTGGGAACTAAATCTATATGATGATATTGCGGATGCTATGGCTGAAGCTGCTAGGGAAGTAGACGTTCCTATTCGTTGGGGCGCAGCTTGGAACATATCAAACGTAGCTCAGTTTCACGGCGGGACTATGGAAGATGCCATGAACAGTTATATTGATGAGCGCAGGACACAAGGTCGTAGACCGTTCATTGATGGGCCGCATTTTGAGCTTATGGTTTAAATCTCTATTGCCTTTCTAATAAATTATAGTAATCTGCGTATCAGATAAACTGGGATTTTATAAGAATGGATGAGATATTTATTGCGGAAGCAGTTTTCCGTATGGTACGAGAAAGACGACAGAACATTGTTGACCAAATGCAATACGGCAATGTGAAGTCGCAGGAGCAATATCGTGAGCTTATGGGGAATTTAGACTCCCTAAATCATGTGGAACAGGAACTCAAGGGCCTGCTAGATAAACAGGAGCGTAGTAATGACTAAAGCGCAAACAGTAAACTTGAAAGCAGCAAAAGAGGCCGTTGCAGGTCTCGGAAAAGAAAAAGTGCTGGATCCCGAAAAAATCGGGGAAAGTCTCTTAGAAAGAATGCCCGGCCCAACTGGTTGGCGACTGTTGATTCTTCCGTACCGCGGCAAGGGTCAGACAGAAGGCGGCATATATCTTCCCAACCAAGTTGTTGAGGAAAATGCGGTCTCCACCCAAGTAGGATACGTCCTAAAGGTCGGTGAATTAGCGTATCAGGACACGGATAAGTTTCCGCATGGACCGTGGTGCGCGAAAGGTGATTGGGTAATGTTTGCCCGGTACGCTGGCTCTCGTTTCCGGATTGACGGTGGAGAGGTTCGTATTCTTAACGACGACGAGATTTTGGCTACGATCCAAAGTCCCGAAGATGTTTTACATTTCTAGGAGTAAAAAATGACTGAAGTAAACCAAATAGAACTTGATTTAGATGCCGAAGATACCGGACCTGTTGATGTTGAAGTTTTAACTGAGGCCCCTGTTTCAGAAGATGACTCTTTTGATCGTGCCGAAAATGCAACACAGAAGCGCATTGACCGACTTACTAAAAAGATGCGTGAGGCAGAGCGCCGTGAAAGCGAGGCTTTAAACTTTGCAAAGCAGGTTCAAGGTGAATCTCAACAACTTAAAAGCCGCATGGCTAACTTGGATACGAGTTACGTTAACGAGTATACAAACCGAGTTAACACTCAATTAACCCAAGCGGAGCAAGAGTATGCTCGTGCTATGGAGATGGGTGACAGCCAAGCAGCCGTTGAGGCAAACCGTAAGCTAACGTCTCTTTCGATTGAAAATGACCGTGCTTCTCAGGCAAAGATGCAACAAGAACGTGCAAACGCTCAACGTGCGCAACAGCAGCCGCAACAACAGCAGCAGCCACAACAGCAGGAAATGCGCCGTCCAGATCGTAAAGCCGAGTCTTGGGCAGAGAAAAACGAATGGTTTGGTCAAGACGATGCTATGACCTACGCCGCGTTTGGCATCCATAAAACCCTTGTAGAGGAAGAAGGGTTTGACCCGAAGAGCGATGACTACTATAATGAACTAGACAGTCGCATTAGCAGTAAGTTTAATACGACCTCAAACAACACTAGCAGACGTGCCGTCCAGACGGTTGCTGGGGTTTCAAGACAAACATCTGGGCGCAGCAGTGGGAAAAAGGTTCGACTCACTCCGAGCCAAGTCGCTATCGCGAAAAAATTGGGTGTGCCGCTAACTGAATACGCAAAATACGTGAAGGATTAGAACTATGTCAGAGAACAAAATTGATCGAACGCCTCACGCAAACAAAACTAGGGAGAAGACGGCTGCGCGTAAGCCGTGGGCTCCCCCGTCTATGCTAGATGCACCGCCTGCACCGGATGGTTATAAACATCGTTGGATTCGCGCCGAAACGCGTGGGTTTGATGATCGGAAAAACATCAGCGCTAAAATGCGCGAAGGTTGGGAACTTGTCCGTCAGGATGAATACCCCGACTTTGAATCCCCGGTAGTCGAAACAGGTAAATATGAAGGTGTCTTTGGAGTTGGCGGTTTAATGCTTGCTCGTATCCCTGTTGAAACAATCGCTGAACGGACGGCCTATTTTGCCAAGCGCAATACAGACCAGATGGAAGCGGTGGATTCTGACATGATGCGGGAGAACGCACACTCAACTATGACGATCAGTAATCCTGACCGTCAATCTCGCGTAACCTTTGGCGGCTCTGGAAAATAGGCCGTCTTTTTACATATGGAGCTAAGATATGGCTAATACACTAACAGGTGGCTATGGTCTTCGTCCTATTAGTAAAGTTGGTGGAAACGTTAACTCAACTGGTATTACTCAGTATGAGATAAAAAGTGACTACTCAACTGCCATTTTTAACGGTGGTATTGTTATTCCGGTAAACACTGGAACAATAATATTGACTGATCAAGCGGTTGCTC